CGACGCCACCAGCGTCATCTTCATCCTGGTGCCGCAGGTCCGGCTCGCCAAGCGCCTCGACATCGAACGCGCCGCCCAGAAACATGCCGGTCGCGTGATCGGGTTGGTCGCTCAGCATTGGACCGAAGACTGATCGCTTTGTAGGTTTGCGGCCTCAGGTGCGGTCTTTCCGATCCCGAAAGCCTCTGGGGTTGGCGCCTTTGGCTATCCCCGCAAGGTCAGTCGGGTCGGATTTGGATGACGACCGCGCGCCTTCCTCATTTGCAGGCACTGTCCGTTGCTTTGCGGTACTTCGCTGATCCGCCGCCTTGTAGACTTCGTTGCGTTCGCGCTTGCCGACGGCGATCACCACCACGACGAGTTCGTGGTCCCGCACTTCGTAGACCAGCCTGAAGCCGCTACTCCGCAGCTTGATCTTGTAGCGCTCCTTCGCGCCGTGGAGCCGGGCCGATGGGACTTTGGGATTTTCCAGGCGCTCGGCGAGCTTGGCCTTGAACTGTTCGCGCGTGGCCTTGTCAAGTTTGCGCCATTCCTTCAGGGCGACATCGAGAAAGGCAAGTTCATAGGTCATCCAGTGCGACCTTGATGACAGGCTGTCCTTCGCGGGCGTCGGCGATGGCGTTCAGCTCAAGATCTTCGAGACGATCCAGCAGATCCTCGTAAGCCCTTGCGGGGACACAGTAGAAAGCCGGTTCGTTGCGATTGAGGATAGCGACGGGCGCGCCGTCACCCGCGGCAACCGTACCCATCGGATTTTTCTTCAGATCAGAAATACTGGCGACCGTCGTCGCATGAAGAACATGGACCATGTTCGAGTCTCCTATTCAGCACATTAAATAGCACTCTGAACAGGTCTTTCCAAGGTCCATTGAAGGGGCTACCGGGAGTGACGCCATGACCTCCAAACGCGAAGCTGTGCTCAATGCTCTGGCGGCTCTGATCGCGGCGGCCGTGCCAGATGCCGAGGTCAAACGCAATCTCGCCAAGCCTGAGCGTGTTCCTGCGGGCGGACTGGTGGTGATCCGCGACGGCGAGCCGGGAGACCCGGAGGTGAGCCTGTCGCCGGCCACCTATCTCTATTCTCATCGGGTGGTCGTAGAACTGGCGGTTAGCGCCGCCGGCTCGCTCTCCCGCGAGCAGGCGCTCGACGCGCTGCTCTCTGCCATCGGCTCGGGGCTTGCGGCGAACCGAACGCTGTCTGGCCTCTGCGACTGGATCGAGGCCGAGGCTCCCGTCAGCGGCGATATCGAGACGCTCGGCGCGGTGCCCGGACGCTACGCCGAACTGACCGTCGTCATGACCTACGCCACGGCCGATCCGCTCAACTGACCCTTTCGAACACTGGAGATTTCCATGGCACGCGCACGCGGTGCGAATGCAGTACTGTGCTCGGCCTTCGAGGCGACCTATGGCACACCGCCAGGTACAGGCTTCCGCAAGCTGCCCTTCGTCTCCGCCTCGCTCGGCGAGGAACAGGGACTGATCGACAGCGATCTGCTCGGGCTCGGTCGCGAACCGCTGCCGCCGAGCCGCGATGTCGTCAACAACGAGGGCGAAGTCGTCGTTCCCGTCGATCTCCGGAACTTCGGCACCTGGCTGAAGCTTCTGATGGGCGCGCCGACCACGACCGGCACCGTCGCTGCCTCCGGGGCGATCGCCTTCTCCGCCCAGCCCGCGGCCTCGTCGACCATCACCATCAACGGCGTTGCCTTCACCTTCGTGGCCAGTGCGCCGACCGGCAACCAGATCCAGATCGGCGCCAACCTCTCGGCGACCATTACTGCGATCGCCACCGCGCTCAACGCCAGTGTCAATGCGAGCGTCACGCCCGCCACCTATGCCGCGTCGGGCGGCACCACGCTCACCGTCACCCACGACACGCTCGGCACAGTGGGCAACGCCTTCACGCTGGCCGCCGACGTTCCGTCCAACGGTACGGTCTCCGGTCCGACGCTGACCGGCGGCACCAATTCGCATGTCTTCGTCTCCGGCAGCCTGTCACTGCCGTCGATGGCGATCGAGATCGGTCTGCCGGAAGTGCCAAGCTACGGCATGAACTTCGGTGCCCGCGCCAACAACATGAAGATCGCGCTCCAGCGTTCGGGCATGTTGAACGCCACCTTCGCGCTGATCGCTCAGGGCGAGACTCGTGCCGCTGCGACAGCCGCTGGCACGCCGACCTCCGCCGTCATCGAGCGCTTCGCGCAGTTCTCCGGCAGTGTCACCCGCAACGGTACGGCGCTCGGCCAGGTGGTCTCGGCGGATCTCTCCTACGCCAACAATCTCGACAAGGTCGAAGTCATCCGCTCCGACGGGCGCATTGCCGATGTGGATCCGGCCATGGTCGCGCTCGACGGCAACGTCACCGTGCGCTTTGCCGACACGGTCCTGCTCGATCAGGCAAGCTCCGGGTTGCCTTGCGAACTTTCCTTCGGCTGGTCGATCGGCGCGAACAAGTCCCTCGCCATCACCGCCCATAGCGTCTTCCTGCCGAAGGTGAAGATGCCGGTCCAGGGACCGGCAGGCATTCAGGGCGCGTTTTCCTGGAAGGCCGCCAAGGACCCAACCCTCAACAAGACCTGCACCGTCACCCTCGTCAACGACGTCGCATCCTATTGATCGGAGACACCATGCTGAAACTCACCCCTCCAGCGACAGAGCCGCGTTGGCTCGATATTCTCGACGGTGTCCGCATCCGCGTGAAGCCGGTGACGGTCGCTGCCATCCTGGTTGCCCGACAGGCTGCTGCCGACGTCTTGAAGGCAGCAGGCACTGAGGCGACCATCGAAGCTGGCATCGCCTTCACCCGCTCGCTGGCGCTTCAGTCGATTGAAGCTTGGGAAGGCGTCGGCGATGCCGCCGGCAAGGTCGTAGATCCCGACGCCGAGACCATCGGCGCACTGCTCGATATCTTCCCGGCCTTCGATGCCATCGACCGGTTGTTCGTCGGACCGGCGCTCACCGGGTTCGAACAAAAAAACGTCTGATCGCTCTCGCCGAATGGCATTTCGGCGGGGGCGCATCCTATTGCTCGGCCTGTCCGGAGCCGTGCCCGGATTGCCCCTACACAGTGAATGCCCCCGAAGGTGACGCCGCGCTCATCGCCTGGGAGGTGATCCGCCGCCTCGGCGGTCAGGTCCGCGTCGGCCCGAACGGCGTCACCGGACTGGATTTCGGAGCGGTGCTGGCCCTTGCCGCAGCCATGGGCGCGGACACGCCCCTTCTGATCGATCTTCTCCCCGAGATCGAACCGATCCTCGTCAAAGCCTGGAACAAGAGCCTTTCCGAATGAGTGGCCCGCAGATCTCGATCCGCATTGGCGTCACCGGTAAGGAGGAGGTGAAGCGCACCTTCGAGGAAGTGGGCAAGGCCGGTGAAGCCTCCATGGCCGGCGTCTCCACTGCCATGGATTCGGCAGGCGCGGCGACCGACCGCGAGGTCGCTCGGCTGAAGCGGCTGGCGGAAGCCGCCCGCATGGCTGGAGAAGCCGATATCTCGCAGAAGCGCTACAACACGGTGCTGGGCGTCAACCGCCCGGAACCGAAGTCGGCCCGAGAGTCTGCATCCATCTTTGAGGATGCCGCGCGGGAGGCCGAGAGCTTCCAGGCTCGCGCCAATGCTCTTCGCGCCCAGATCGATCCGCTCGGTGCGGCACAGGCCAAGCTCAATGCCGAGCTTGCCGACTATGCCGCGCTTGCCAAGCGTGGCGCGATCACCACGACGGAACACGCTAGCGCCGAAGCGCTGGCCAAGGAGCGGTTTGCCGCCACCGAAAAGGCGCTGAAGGGTGTCGGCGGGGCAACCGGCCTCACGCGCATGCAGCTGATGACGCTGCAATATACCTTCAACGACGTCATCGCCTCGATGTCGACCGGCATGTCGCCGATGACCATCCTGATGCAGCAGGGTGGTCAGGTGACCCAGGCCTTCGGCGGCTTGCGCGGCACGATCGGTGCCCTCGGCTCGGCCATGGGCGTGGTTGGCGGTATCGTCGCTGGCGTTGCCCTGGCCTTTGTCGGCCTGACGGCGGCGGCTTTTTCGAACGACGCCTCCGTGCGGGCGGTCGCCACCGCGCTCTCCGGGGCAGGTCGGGCGTCGGGCGCGACCGCCGCCCAGCTGGAGGCCGTCGCTCAATCCTCCGCCGATCTTGGCCGGGTGTCGGTGACGGCGGCACGCGACATGGAGGTCGCCTTCCTTGCCACGGGCAAGGTCGGCGCCGCTGAGATCGGCAAGGCCATCGCCGTCGCGCGTGACTTTGCCGTGACGCTTGGGCTCGATGCCAAGGCCGGCGCCGACCAGCTTGCCAAGGCGCTCGCCGACCCCGCCCGAGGGGCCGACGAGCTCAATGCCCGCCTGTCTTTTCTCGACGACCGGACGCGGCAGTACATCCGCACGCTCGTCGACCAGAACGACCGCACTGGTGCGCAGAAGGTGCTGCTCGACGCGCTGGTGCCGGCGCTTGCCCATGCCGAGCAGGCGACCAACGCGCTCGGTCGCGCCTGGGATTACGTCTCGCGGCAGGCGTCGAATGCTTGGGACGCCATGGGCAAGGCGGTCAATCGCGCCGTCGATGGGCGCAACAGTTCGGAAGAACTCGATCTTTTGAAATGGCAGCGCGACCGGCTGCGCGAGAACGCCACCGCCTCCGGCGTCACGCCGCTGATGCTGCCGCAGGTGGAAAGGCGCATCGCCGAATTGGAAGGCAAGCTGGCGGAGGATGACGCCCGCGCCCAGAAGCTCGCCGCTGACGCCAAGACCAACCTCCTCTCCATCGAGGCCGGCGACATTGCGCGCGCCCTGACGCCGGGCTTCGAGGGCCTGAAGAAACTCCAGATCGAACAGGCCAAGCTGAAGGCCGTGCTCGATGATCCGGCCGCCCGCTCCAAGGTCGCCGATCTCGCGCAGGTCCAGTCCGCCTATGACGGCGTGACGCGTGCCGTCACCTCCTATCTCGCGCCCGCCGAAAAGGCTCGTCGCCTCGACGAGTTGGACATTGCCGCATTGAGGGCGAAGTCGCCCGCCGAAAAGGCCGCGATCGCCGAGACGCGCAAGCGCATAGAGTTGTCCGGCGAGGTGGTGACATCAGGTCAGGCCGAAGTGGAAATCCTTCGCGCCGGCGTGAAAGCCCGCGCCGAGGCGACACAGGCGATTGCCGAGCAAAGCCTTGCGCTCACCGCCAATACCAAGGCCGCACTGGGTGTTGCAGAAGGCTGGTTGAAGGGGGCTGAAGCCGCGAGCGTGATGGAGTCGCGGCGCAAGGCGCTGACCGAATCCATCCGCAACGGCGTCGATATCGAAACCCGCGCCGCCCAGATCCTTCAGGAGAGCATCGCCGAAGAGGTGCTCACCGCCGCCAAGTCCGCCAACGACCTGACGACGCAGGCCGACGCCCAGAAGCGGCTGAATGATCAGATCGCAGCAGGAGCGATCTCGTCGGATGAGGCCCGCAACCGGCTCCAGGTCGAGCAGGCGCTGCGTCCGCTCCTGACCGCCGAGGCGCTTGCCGAGGGTGAAGCCAAGGCCACGCTCACCCGCGTCATCGAGGCGCTGTCCGGCGCCTATGCCCACCTTCAATCTGAGCAGGCCCGTGCGGCGGCACTCCAGACGCTCGAAGGCCAGAAATCCCAGATCGCGCTTCTACAAAAGCAGATCGATCTGATGGGGACGAGCGAATCGACCCGCTCGGTCCTGATCGCTCAGCTTCAGGCCGAGCAGCAGATACGCGAACGCGGCATCGACCTTACCGGCACCGAGGCGCAGGCGATCTTGGAGAATGCCGGCGCCATCGCCCGTCTTGGGCAATCCCTGTCGCTGGCCCAGTCCTCGACGCAGGAACTGGTCGGCCTTACCGACAGCGTCTTCGGGCATTTCTCGGAATTCATCACATCCGGCAAGCTCGACTGGCAGTCCTTCGCTGACGCGGGGCGCGCGGCGCTTGCCGACCTTGAGACCGAAATGCTGAAGCTCGCGCTGCTCAACCCGCTGAAGAACATGTTGTTCGGTACCGGTCTGCCGACCACTTCTTCGGTCGGCGGTATCCTCGGCAGTCTGATGCAGGGTTTCAAGTTCCATGAGGGTGGCATGGTCGGGGCCGGTGGCGCGGCGCTGACCGTCCCCATCGCCATGTTTGCTGCCGCCCCACGTCTTCATGGCGGCGGTTTCCTCACCCCCGATGAGGTTCCCGCCATCCTGCAGAAGGGCGAGCGCGTACTGAACCGCAATGAGGCCCGTCGCTACGGGCAATCGAATGGCGGCGCCGTCGTCAACGTCACCATCCAAACCCAGAACCCGTCTGCGTTCCAGGCGAGCCGCACCCAGGTCGCCGCCGACCTCGCCCGTGCCGTCCGTCTTGGCATGAGGGGACTGTGAGGGTCCATGCCGCAGCCCTTCCTCGACATATCTTTCCCGCCTTATGTCGCCCGTGGCGCGACGGGCGGGCCGGGATTTTCCACCACCATCGTCACGCTTGGCTCCGGCGCCGAGCAGCGCAACGCGCTCTGGGCCAACGGGCGCGGGCGCTGGAACATCTCGACGGGGATCCGCACCCGCGAGCAGATGGCAGAGGTGATCGCGCTCTTCCGTGTCGTCCGCGGCCGGGCCAATTCCTTCCGCTTCAGGGACTGGAACGACTATGCCGCCATCGACCAGCCCATGGTGCAGATCTCATCGACGATCTGGCAACTGGCGAAGCGCTATTCGGCGGCCGGCTACGAGCAGGTGCGCTCCATCACCAAGCCGGTCGCGGGCACCGTCACGGTCAAGATCGCCGGCAGCCCGGTGACGCCGGCGGCGATCGACAGCATGACCGGGCGCATCACCTTCGCGACGCCGCCCGCCTCAGCCCCGACCGCCAGCTACGAGTTCGACGTCCCCGTCCGTTTCGACACCGACCAGTTGCCCGTCGAGGCCGACGCCTGGGATCGACAGGTGGTCAATGAGATCGCGTTGGTCGAGGTGATGGAGTGATCGTTGCGCCACTTGTTTCAATCAAGCCTTGGAGGTTTTCCGGCCACCAACTCGTCGAGATACCAATCGAGATTGCTCGATATTTTCTTGAGAACATCGGGCAGGTAGGGAACAAAATCCCTAAACGTCGGAGCATCTTGACTTGGCCCACCATGATAACTTCGGCAATGCGCGATTAAATCACTCCGTTCATTTGTTGGAATTAGCCCAATAGGATCACGGTTCTCATAGTCGTGCAGTGCCGATAGATGAATGAAAGCGCAACCAAACTTGTAAACAGACTGGGTCCAGCCATTCAACTTCTGAGCAAGGTCGACCATTTCTTTGTCTGTGATCGCTCCTTTTGAACTCTCCTTCCGCCATCTTTC